CAATTCTAAGCGACTTGCTATTAGCCTCTTGGAATGAAATTAGTCCTGCTCAACAATGGAGCAGTTTTGACCCGACAACGACTTGGGCAAATGCTGGTGACGTTGGACTTGGGGACATAGATCGTCCGGGTCAGTATGAAATGGAACAACGTTCGGCTAGCCCAATTGATTACTATTCAATCGTTACCCAAATCGCCAACTCAGCTCTTGGATATATCTATGAAAACGCCAACGGAGAGATTGGTTACGCTGATGCGGCCCATCGGCAGACTTACTTACTTGCCAACGGATACACCGAATTGGACGCTCGAGAAGCCTTTGCAGCTGGTATTAAGCAATCTATTCGTTCGGGCAAGATAATCAATAAATACCAAATCAATTATGGAAACAATTTCAATAGTTCCAAGAGTGCGACGGATCAGGATTCAATAGACCTTTACGGCCTTTATTCAGTCCAAGAAAATTCGCTGGTTCACGATGCCACCGATGCTCAGAACATAGTAAATCGCCAAGTGGCCCTACGCGCTTATCCACGTCCACTATTTGACACCATTACCTTTCCGCTCCAAAATCCCGAAATGACTGACGGCGACCGAGATGCTCTGATAAATGTATTTATGGGCCAGCCGGTCAAAATAACCAATCTCCCCATCAATATCTATGGCGGCGAATTTACCGGTTATATCGAAGGCTGGACTTGGACTAGCACCCTTAATGGCCTCTCATTGACTTTCACCGCATCACCGACTGAGTTCAGCGCAGTAGCTCAGAATTGGGATCAGGTGAACGCGGCAGAAACGTGGAATACGATACTTAATACGCTAGAATGGCAAGACGCGATAGGAGTAATCAGCTAATGGCAACAACGACCAACTTCGGGTGGGAAACGCCTGACGACACAGATCTCGTCAAAGATGGCGCTTTGGCAATGCGCACTTTGGGCAACTCAATAGATACTTCCTTCGTTGATCTCAAAGGCGGCACAACCGGACAAATTCTTTCAAAAGCTTCCAACACAGATCTCGATTACACTTGGATAAATAACGATCAAGGCGACATAACTGCCGTAACTGCTGGAACTGGTATAAGTGGCGGTGGAACTTCTGGTGCAGTAACAATTACCAACTCAATGGCAACGGAAATTACTGCTGCTGGCGACATTATTATTGGAACTGGGTCAGGCACATTTGATAATTTGCCAATTGGCACAACCGGCCAAGTATTAACTGCCGACACCACAGTCAGTCCCTACAAGGTTAAATGGGCGGCGGCTGGAGCGACAAGCGGCCCTGCATTTCGAGCTTTTAGAAATACATCAACGCAATCGGTCACAGGTGATGTTTGGACAAAAGTTCAATTAAACGCCGAAACTTTTGATACCGGTTCTTGCTTTGATAGCGCAACAAATTACAGATTTACACCGACAACTGCTGGTTATTACAACTTCACAGGCAAAATCAATGGAGAATGTCAAGAAGGAATTGGCTTTTATGTTTGGTCAGCAATTTACAAAAACGGTGCGGTTGAAAGTATTGGAACGAAAGGCCCTGCTCCACAAGATGAGGGCACATCAATTGTTAGTGATTTAATTTATATGAATGGAACAACTGACTACGTCGAACTTTATGGTTATATTAGAGCAGGAACGCCGAGCGAATATTTCTATAACGGAACGACAAAAACTTATTTTGAAGGCGTTTGGATAAGGAGTTAATATGACTTTACCAGAACAAATTATTGAATTTTATCCTGAATTGGCAAATAAGGATTTTGAGCGCGAAGGTATTTATTTACAGAACGACAGCGACGATTCTGGTGATTACATTCGCGAATGGAATTACTCAAAGCCAATTCCAAAAGGTCTAAAGCTCGGTAAGTGATGCCGAAACTTTGCAAAGCCGGTCAGCAATTAAGGGAGCAGATAGATGATGACTATCCTGATCGCGATCGCAAGTCTGATGGCTGGATTGCTGATGCTCGCCATATGGCGAAAGGGACTTCAGACCATATACCGCAAGATGGAATAGTCCGCGCTCTTGATATTGATGCTGATTTAAATGCACACAAAGAAGAGGCTTATGCCCTTGTAGAGAAAATCCGCAAGTGCGCCAAGCGAGGCGATAAGAGAATCAAATACATTATTTACGACGGCAAGATTATGAGTCCGATAATGAATTGGAAGCGCAGAAAATACAGGGGTGCTAACCCTCACCGCTCGCACTTCCATATTAGCTTTACAACTTTGGGAGACAAAGACGGCAGCTGGTTTGACCTCGAAGGAGATAGAAATGAAAGAATTCAAACTGATGGCGGAAAGCTGGGGGAAAACATTCCTCGCGACGGCTCTAGCGACATACCTAGCGGTGGGCTGGGATCTCGACGCAATTGCAAATGCGGCTCTAGTATCAGTCTTGCCTAGCATCATCAACTGGCTTAACCCAAATTACGAGCGCTACGGCAAAATCAAATAATGCAAGTCTCTGAGTTCGCTGCGACCCTTGCCTCTGTGCTTGGGTCTATCGGCCTTCTCATTGCCGGACTGAGATACATCATAAAACTTGAGAATCTGCCCATTGTGTCGCGCCTCGACAAGATGGAGTCTCAGTTAGAATTAGCCCTCTCAGCAAAGGTGGCTAGAAGTGGCAACAAGAAAGCGCGCTAAGAAACCAGCGAAGAAGATGGCAAAACGTCGCAAAACGACGAAGGAGCCAATCCTTACCAAGCTGGATTTCTGGGCTATTGCTGCCAAAGAAGTCTATGACGCTTGCCGAAAAGCCGGAATGGACGAAGGCACAGCTCTGGCCTTTGCGATGGATAGAAGCTCTTATCCCGATTGGATTGTTGATCCGAGCGACCCCATAAAGAATCCGCTCGATGATTGGGAAGAGGACGACTAATTTACCTTCGCGAGGTGGAACTCTTTGAGGCGCTAAAGTCGGTTTATCCAGACTTAACGCCAGTCTCACCGACCGACCGCCACGACGGCATTACCAACGATGCTTATATCGAGATGAAGTGCCGACGCACGCATTACCCCACCCTCTTGATTGAGAAGAAGAAGTGGGATTATCTGGCCGAAATAAGGGCTAGAACGGGCGCTAGAACCCTCTATATTAACTCCACCCCACAAGGGGTCTATCAGTTCGATTTAGGGGCTATAAACGAACCTGAGTGGCAATTAAAGGCCCTTCCAGCCAAGACCGATTACCCCAATGGCGAGAAGGTGCAGAAGCTCTGTGGATTCTTGGACTTGCGACACTCCGAACTCTTGCTTGTGTAAATCCATTTAATTAAATACATTTATCCCGTAAATCCATTTAAGGATTACAGAACGGGAGAGTAAGTGATAAATAATCCAGCAGTAATTCGATTTGATTCTACTTCTGGCGCTTGGTCTGATGGTAAGAATTACGTCAAAGGCCAAATAATCAGACGCTACGCAATCGAATCGCTAGGTAGAAAATCAGTAAGAGGGCGATTGAGCAGAGAAGAAATCTCAGCTTATTGGCTTGATCGTTATGGGGTGAACGCCGATGTTCAATGAAGGCGTTTTCTTTGCAATCTATTGCTTAACGCTATGGCTTGGTTATCGAGTTTATGTGAGCATTAAAGCCAAAGCTTTTAACGATGGATACAAGAGAGGTCGGGCGAGCATAAATGTCAGAGAGATCGTTAAGTGACTGGCTCTCGGACGCTGGTAACACCCTCGATGACAGGGGGCTTGAATATGGCGACCCGAGGCACAATCTTTTACGCATTTACAAAATCGCGAGACAACTCGGTGTTCAGCTCAGAGACCCATCTGACGTGGCGCTTGTCTTTATCGCAACAAAACTATCAAGAATGGTGGAAAGTCCAGAGCGCGAAGATTCGTATCTCGATCTCATTGGATACTCCACTATCTTATCTTTCTGCCGATTCAGTTCACCAGAAGATTGGGACGACGTTGAGCTTGACTCGCAATCATAATCAGCATCAATGGTGCGACTATTGCAAAATGCGCTGGGGACAAATGAAAGATGGGACTTGGCACCACAAAGCCCAAGTGCCAGCTGTATGGAAGGTGCAATCTGAAACGCCAACTCGGCGGATGCAGGTGCGCTTTTACTGCCAACCTTGTGCCAATGAGGCACAGAACTGGCCAGACGGAACGTTTTGGTCATTAAAAGAACAACTAGAAGCTGCGATAGATGATTTCGCAGGTAGGGAGCAATTAGATGTCAAACTATCTTGATGATTATGTAAGTGTGCAGGATCGCTTAAAGGAGTTTATAAATGCTTATCCGGATTATCGGATCAAAACGCACGTATTGGA